AACTAGTAGACCAATAAACACAAAACCATATGATATTGATTGGCCATCGAAGGCGATGGAGAAAAAATCAATAGTTCGTATTGAAAAATATCTTTATAAATGGATGTTATATATTCAGTGTTACCCAGAGATGACTGAAATCTTTGGCAAATTTGTAACGGTAGATTGGAAAATGTGGGCCCAACATTTTGCTGATGACAACGAAAGGATGCAAAGATTCATACAAATGATAGAGCAAAGTCCTGACAATTTTGCATATGTTAAGTTACCAAATGGAGATAAATTTACGAAAAAAGATTTGGTAAATTACAGGGAATATTTTGATGTTTCATAATGATTGGATTACATACGATTATAAGGACTTAACTATTAATGAATATCCCAACAAAGATTTTAGTCCTACTACATTTCAAGATGCATTGACAAGACAAGCTAAAGTTATATACAATGATGTTAAACCAACGGTGTTTTTATCTGGTGGTATAGACTCTCAAGCAATTGCACTTGGTTTTATTTCAGCAGAACTTGATGTTGAGTATGTTTATATTCGCCCAAGTTATTATGGTCATTATAATGAGCTTGATTATTTATTTGTTACACAGTTTTGTAGTAAACACAACATCAATTTAAAAGTTATCGACCTTGAATTTGATAAACGAAGTCTTGGTGAGTTTCTACTAGAACATGACTTTTTTAATACTGGAACAGGTTCAGGCACGATTTTTCTGTTAGAGGGGATAAGAAGACATAAAGGTGGAACACCAATTACCGCTGATGGTCATTTTGTTTTTGAAAGAGAAGGAGATATATGTCGAGGAGTATTTAAGAAGCCGGGTCTATCATTAAGTCATGGCATTAAAGTTGAAGACCAAATTTTGTTTGATTTCTATTACAACTATATGTTCCAATATTATGAGCACATACATAGAACGACTCCAGAAATTCAATGTCTTGCTAGGATGGAAACAAAAAATTTGATATACACTCAACTTGGTCTTCCCCTTAGACCAAAATTATCTGGTTGGGAATTTTTAGATGAAAGTTGTGATTACTCAAGTCTATCTGTTATTGATTGGTCAAATGACCATAGCTGGAAAGCAAGGTTGACAAGGGGGATTAATGTGATAGTGGAAAAGTTAGATTTACCAGAAGAATATATTGAATATAAATTGAATAATCAAAAAGAGGACTCGTCTAGATTCATAACTCTTTATGAATTTGAGACTAAATATTGATATGAAAGTTAAATACTTTAAACCAAATATTTTTTTCACAGACACAGAGTTTTTTTCTATGGAAGAAGTTCTTGCTTTAATTAGTAAAGAACCTAATATAATGACGGTTGGACGAATTGTCAGAGCTTACATGGCAGTGGATAGGACAGGAAGATTTAATCCCTTTGACATGGCATATGACCCAATTCCAAAAGTTAAAAGATTTAGTAAATCATTTGAAGACTGTTGTATGAGTGCTGCTAAGAAACTATGGTCTTATAAAAAACCCATAGAGTTATTTTGGAGCGGTGGAATTGATAGTAGTGGAGCTTTGATTGCATTAGTAGAAACTAAATCAAAATCAAATGTTCTAAATGTTCGTTATACTAAAGAATCAATTGCAGAGTTTCCTTTGATGTGGGAGAAGATTGTAAGACATTTAAATGATCCTATTCCCGAAAGTGAAATTTTAGATGATGAACTTTTCATGAACGATGATATAATAAAGGTAACTGGTGAGTGTGGTGATCAACTGTTTGGTAGTGATGCCCTACATAAAAATTTAGATAAACAAGATAATGAATGGGAGACTATTTTTAAATGGGACAGTGAGTCTTTATTTGGGTCAGATGATTTGAAACATTTTGAAAATAGAAGAATGAACTTAATTGAAGTTTTGAGTGAGCATATCGAATCATCACCAGTAGAAATAGTTAATATTTTCGACTTATACTGGTGGTTAAATTTTTCATTAAAATGGCAAGATGTGGATAGTCGTATGATATTCACATATACGACATGTCCAAAATGGCAGTCTACTCTAAGTTTCTATAACACTGAATATTTTCAGAAATGGTCAATAGTTAATCATGATATAAAACACAATGGAACTTGGGAAACATATAAACAACCAGCCAAAGATTATATAAACAAATATGTAAAGGATGAATCATATAGAAAAAATAAAACAAAAGAAGCTTCACTTATAAAAATTCTGGTTGGGTCAACAGATGATGAATATACATATGAGTTTAGACAAAAAAGAAGAAATAGTCCAGCGGCTATGAAGTTGGCTCTAGACGATGGAACTTATTTCAGAACCAAAGACCTCATACCCAAAGAGTACAGATTTCTTTATAATGATAAATATTAAACAATGACTGACCAAAACCAATATCTGGGCAATCCTAATCTCAAGAAAGCAAATACTGCTGTTGAGTTTACAAAAGATGATATCAAAGAATATCATAAGTGTGCCCAAGACCCTCTTTATTTTATTGAGAACTATGTACAGATTGTCTCACTAGATGAGGGCCTTGTTCCATTTGAGATGTATGACTTTCAAAGAGGCATGGTTTCAACCATGCATGATAATAGGTTTAGTATATTTAAACTACCTAGACAGTCAGGTAAATCAACTACAATTATCAGTTATCTTTTACACTATGCATTGTTTAATCCAAACGTAAATATCGCTGTTCTTGCAAACAAGTCCTCAACTGCCAGAGATATTCTTAGTCGATTACAACTTGCATATGAAAACCTTCCTAAATGGATGCAACAAGGTATCATAGCTTGGAACAAAGGTAACATAGAGTTAGAGAACGGTAGTAAAATTATAGCAGCTGCCACATCTTCAAGTGCCATTCGAGGAGGTTCGTATAACATAATTTTCTTAGATGAGTTTGCTTTCGTTCCATCTAATGTTGCAGAACAGTTCTTTGCTTCTGTTTATCCTACAATTACATCTGGTCAGAATACAAAAGTTATTATTGTTTCTACACCTCACGGTATGAATATGTTTTATAAAATATGGGTGGATGCACAAGAAAAAAGAAACGATTACATTCCCATAGAAGTTCATTGGAGTGAAGTTCCTGGCAGAGATGAGGTTTGGAAAGAAGAAACAATACGAAATACCTCTCAATCACAGTTCAATTCAGAGTTTGAATGTGAGTTTCTAGGGTCAATAGATACCCTAATAAGTTCTATGAAACTAAAACAACTTGTATATAGAACACCTATTCATTCAAATGTTGGAATAGATATTCATGTTCGTCCAGAAGAGAACCGCACATATATGCTGACTGCTGACGTTTCTAGAGGAACAGCAAATGATTATTCTGCATTTGTGGTGTTTGATGTTACAGAGATTCCATATAAGATAGTTGCAAAGTTTAGGGACAACGAAATAAAACCACTACTGTTTCCTACCAAGATACACGAAGTTGCGAAGGCATACAACAACGCATATGTAATGGTTGAGGTAAATGACATAGGGGAACAGGTCGCAAATACTTTACAGTTTGATTTGGAGTATGACAACCTAGTTATGGCTTCCATGCGTGGCCGAGCGGGACAAGTCCTTGGAGCGGGCTTCTCAGGGGGTCGAGCACAATTGGGGGTAAGAACGACTAAAGCTGTGAAGAAGATTGGATGTTCAAATCTCAAACAATTAATTGAGGATAATAAACTTATTGTCGAAGATTATGATTGCGTCAATGAATTATCAACTTTCATTAGTAAAGGTTCGTCATACACGGCAGATGATGGATGTAATGATGATTTGGTTGCTTGTATGTTTATGTTTGGTTGGGCTACAGATCAAACATATTTTAAAGAACTAACTGATAATGATATACGAATGACCATGATGAAGGAACAGCAAGACGCACTAGAACAGGACATGGCACCATTTGGCTTTATATTGAATGGTATAGATGACCCTCTTGACGATGAAATTGATGAATATGGGACACGATGGACTACTGTTGTCAGAGACTATAACACAAACTGGTAACTATATAAACTCTATCAAATCGTTATCAACTTTGATAAAACAATTTGAACACAGAATTTTTGATTGGCTTATTAGATGAAATATCTCTTTTCTGCTTTCATTATTTGTGCCCATTCGTTTTGTTAGTTTACGAATTTGTGAGTCATGTGGATGAAATTTAAGACAAATTGTTTCACTTTCTCCACAATGAATACAAGATTGTTCTGACAAAAAATCATTTAGTAAAACAATTCTTTTTTGGTAATTCCTACGAGCAACCTTTTTGATTGTCTCTTTGTATTTTTCATAGTGTTCATTCATGATTTTATTTATAAGTTATAACACTTATAAAAGTAGTGTTTTAGAAAACTGATTATTATAAATATTCTGAAATAACATAGACTTCAGTTCGTTCGTTTTGAAGTCTAATATAGGAGTAAAGACATGAGTTTCCTTGTATCTCCCGGCGTGGCTGTAAAAGAAATTGATCTTACAGGTATCGTTCCAGCAGTTCCAACAACAATTGGTGCTATTGCTGGTGCATTTGAAAAAGGTCCAGTTGGCTCTATTGTACGAGTGGGCAGTGAGGAAGAACTAGTAAAGAATTTTGGTGAGCCACAAAGCACTAGCAACCAATTTGAAACTTTTTTTACCGCTGCAAACTTCTTACAATATTCAGATCAATTGAGTGTTGTTCGTTGCGAATCTGGTGTTACAAACGCTGTTGCATCTGGAACATCTATTATTATCAGGGATGATGATCATTATGAATCTGATTTCAATGCTGGTCAAGCTTCAGTTGGTGAGTGGGCCGCAAGAACAGCGGGAACACATGGAAATAGTCTTGGTGTTTCCATCTGTGCTACATCAACTGCTTACGAGGAAACTGCTAAAACAACAACAAGTGCAACAGAGTCTATTGGTGCCACTGTTATTGACTTAACATCGGCTTCTGGTTTTAATGTTCATGACATTGTTAACTTTGGTGAGACACTAGGATTTGAATATCAAGTTACAGCCGTATCTACGGATGAAAGCACAATTACAATTAAACTGAAGGATGATCCCAATGGTGCGGGCCTACAGACTGAAGTTGCATCTGGAACAAGTGTTCGTCGGCGTTGGAGATTTTACGACTTGTTTGATGCTGCTCCTGGCACATCAGATTTTGCAACTGAAAATAAAAGAGGTACTAATGATGAAATACACATTGTTGTGTTTGATCATCTTGGAGAAATAAGTGGTTTCTCTGTCACGGCAAATGGAAATAGAACCAACGCTGTCTTAGAAACTTTCCCAAATCTTTCTAAAAACAGTGCAGGAAAATCACCACAAGGTGATAGCGTATACTACGCTGATAAAATATTTAGGTCTTCAAGTTATATTTACTGGATGGATCATAACACTGCCGGTAGCAATTGGGGCACAGATTTTGATGGTCAAGACGTAAGTATCGTAATGGAAGATGGTGGTTCAGACGGTGCTGGAACAGATGCTGGCGATAATATCGTCTTGGATGGCACAAATGATGCTCAAAATGACGCTGGTGGTAAAATTCAAGGTGAGACAGGTGTAACTTCATATGTTGCACTTGACACACCTACAACTACGCTTCTAAAAAATGGCGCAGATGATTATGCTGTAACTGCCGGTGAACTTCAAAATGCTTATGATGAATTCAAAGACACAGAAACGGTTGATGTTAATCTTATTCTTGGCGGAAAAGGTGGTGGAGCCGCTGATACTGCGGCTTCACAGGATGTACATGCGACTATGTTGACTGCATTAGTAGAAGACAGAAAAGATTGTGTAGTATTTGTTTCTCCATATCGGTCAGCAACTGTTGGTGTTTCAAGTTCAACTACAGCTACGGCCAATGTTATTGAAGCTTTTGACCTTTGCCCATCGTCCTCGTATGTTGTGTTTGATAGTTCATACAAATACATATATGACAAATACAATGATGTGTATCGCTATGTTCCAATGAATGGCGATACAGCTGGACTTTGTGCTTACACAGATAATGTTGCTGATCCTTGGTTCTCGCCAGCT